TTTGACGCTCATGGTCAGTTCTGCCAACCCAAGGGAGGGTGGTCAACGATAAGCGTGAATGACGAGCAATGGGAAACCAAGACAGGCGTGTGTTTGCACTTTGATGGGCTTAAGTCGCCAAACATCAAGGCAGGGAAGACCCTCTATCCAAAGCTCTTTGCCCAAGAGAATATTGATACCATTAAAAAAAATCATGGCGAGAACTCGTTGGAGTGGCATAGCTATGTGAGGGGTTTCTGGCCCCCTAGCGGCGTTAGAAACACAATCCTTGATGCGGCTACCATTCAAGATGGAAAAGCGCAGGATAAGGCAATTTGGCGCGGTGGCGACATCATCACGATTGCGGGGCTAGACCCTGCGTTTACCAGCGGAGGGGATGATTGTATGTTGCGGATTGGAAAGATAGGTATCGCGGCTGACGGCGAGCAATGTTTGATGTCAATGGAGAAGATCAAGATCCATCTGGAAGATTCCATCACCAACCCTCTATTTTACCAAGTTGCAGACAAGACGATTGAGCAATTGATCAAGCATGGGGTTGAGCCAGAATGTTTCGGCCTAGACTCTACTGGCGCAGGAGCTGGTATAGCCGACATCATTGCGCAGCGGTGGAAGTCTGGATTCCATCGCATTTCATTTGCTGGCGCGGCTACTGACAACTCGGTGAGTGTTGAGGATGACCGACCAGCGAACAAGGTGTATGGGAATCGTGTTAGCCAACTGTGGGGGCAAGTAGGGAGGCTTGTGCAATCTGGCAGGGTGAAGGGGCTTGATGATGAGACGGCGCAACAATTCTGCACTCGCACCTACGGACTTAAGAATGAGCGCATCGTAGTTGAGAGCAAGCAGGACATGAAGCGTAGAACTAACGGACAATCGCCAGATGCGGCTGATGCATTTGCAATCATGTGTCAAGTCTACATTTCAAATGTTGGGTTTGGAAATGCCATCGCAAGTCAATCACAAAATAATTCTGGCTGGGATGAATTTGTTATGGACAATGAGCTAGACGAGGACTATCGGTAGTTCATGGAAAAAACAAAACTGATACGCAACGCCCCTCACCAGAAATACTTTTTGGCAGACGGCACACAAGTGAGCGGTGGATCTACGATCTGCAAGATTGGAGAAGACGCTGGCGGCTTGATTCATTGGGCATGGGATCTTGGCAAGCAGGGCAAGGATTATCGCAAGGAGCGCGACAACGCCGCTGATATTGGAACTATTGCGCATTTCCTTATTGAATGCTACCTCACCAACCAAGTAGCTGACCTTGAGGACTACAGCCAAGCAGACATTGACAAGGCTCTTAACTGCTACAACAAGTTCGTTGATTGGTGGGACAAGCAAGACCTTGAGGTGGTGGCTACGGAGGTTCAGCTTGTCAACGAGGAGCATCGCTATGGAGGCACGATTGACCTTATCGCGAAGAACGGAAACAACGAGCACATCTTGGTTGACTTTAAGACGAGCAAGAAGATCAGCGAGCCTTATTGGAGGCAATGCGCTGGCTACGCACAACTCTGGAACTCCAACCGCGAGGATGCAATCGTTAACCACGCCATCGTCCGTATCGGCAAGCAAGAAGAGGGCGATTTTGAGGTTGTGTGGAAGCCTGATTTGACATCGTACTGGAATACCTTTAAGAGCCAAGTTCAAGTATGGTGGGCAATCAAAGGCGAGAAGCCGCCAAAGGAGAAGAAGGTCAACAAGGCTAAAAAGTAAAATCAACAACAACACAATGGCATTACCATCATCACTAGAAACAGAAAAAGCATTTATCTCATGCATCCTTCAGAAAGAGTCAATTCTTAATGAGGCGGCTGAAACAGCCAGCGAGAAGCTGTTCTTCCATCCAGCGCACAAGCGAGTATTTGCGGCGGCTATGGATCTTTGGAAGGAAGGCAAGGGCTGCGATCTTGTCACCCTTACCGACCACATGAACACGGCTGGAACGCTGGAGAACTCTGGAGGGGCGGCATTCGTAACGGAGTGTTTCTTATCCCCTGCTACGACATCCAACTGGCGCGAATATATGACCATCCTTAAAGACAAGCATACAGCTCGCCTTGCTATCTCGGCGGCTGAAAAGATCATCCATAGCGCAAACGATCCTGCACAGGCTGGAGACTTGAGCGAGTCAGTCCAGAAGGCTCTCGTGGCTGTGGCGGCTGATGCTGAAACCTCNTCTCGNATTGAGAGNGTGAGGGATGTGGCTAACGCTCGTCTTAACGAGTATGAGGAGATGATCCGCAACAAGGGCAAGCTCATTGGAATTACCAGCGGCTTTGCTCCACTAGACTCACTTACTGGCGGCTTCCGCAAGGGTCAGCTTGTGGTGATCGGTGCGCCTACCAAGGGCGGCAAGACGGCTATGGCTTTGAACATGGCAATGCGTACCGCTGATGTTGGTCAGAATCCAGTTGGCATTATCTCGCTTGAGATGTCCTCTGGAGAGCTGATGGATCGACTTATCGCATCCAAGTCTGGAGCCGACATATCCCTGCTCTCCAAGGAAGGAGAGGTGGACACCCAACTCATGCGAGCGATCAGCAATGGCGTTGCACAGATTGCCAAGCTTCCTATCTGGATTCGCGACGAGAGCAGTTTGAATTGCCTTCAACTCCGCGCAGCAGTTAGGCGCATGGTTGCTGTGCATCAAGTCAAACTTGTAGTCGTTGACTATATCCAATTGCTTGAGCCCACCAACACCAAGGATAGCCGCGAGAGGCAGGTTGCAGAGGCTTCTAGGACGCTCAAGACGCTTGCCAAAGAACTAGGCATTGTGATTATAGCCTTGACACAATTGAATTCAGATGGTGCGTCTCGTGAGTCTCGCGCCATTGAACACGATTGCGATTTGTTCTTGACAATCTCACAGGATGACCAAAGCCCCCGCGATTGGTATTTGAATATAAAGCTTGCAAGGGCGTGTCCCCGCGCTAGTATTCCTCTAACTTTCAGATCGGAGTATCTTCGATTTGATGAGCGGTAAACCCAAACAAAACAAAACAATGCAATACGATAACGAAAAACGCTTTGTTCTCTTCCCCAAGAAGGGCAATGCAAACCCCAAGGCTCCCAACTATTCTGGCACGATCACGATTGACGGCAAGGAGTGGGAGATCAACGGATGGGACAAGACCAGTAAGGCTGGCAGTTCCTTCATCAGCGGATCTATCAAGGAGCCGTTCAAGAAGACAGGTCAGAGCGACCACAATCAGAGCAAGTCTAACGGCTACGCCCCCACGCAGTCCGACGAGGACATTCCGTTTTAACCATTGAAGATAGAGCCGTAGGAGAGCTACGGACAGGCTGTTGATGGGCCTTCATTGAACATCAATGGTTTCCCCCGAAGCCCCCTTCCAGAGTTGTTGCTGGAGGGGGGTTTCTCTTTTTGAGCTAGTGTTTATGCAGCTCTACGAGGCATAAAAATAATTTGAAGATTTTGTTGACTCAAGATTCAATCCAGATAGTGTTTCTTCAAGCGGCACAACACCCGCCAAAAATGACAACAAACAAACTCCTAGTCCATTCAATCATGCCGCTCTTCCGCATCATCGTGAAGCAAGCGGAAGACAGCAAGTCCAACGAGGTTTCATTCTCGCTTGACACCGCAAAGAATATCCTCCGCGACCTCATCGTCGCACAAAAGGAGCTTGAGTAATGAGCAAGAAAATTATCACCATTATCGCATTGTCGCTCTCTTCGGCGGCGGCATACGATGTTCCAATTGAATGCGGAGATTCCTCCGTATACATTCCAGCGGGGGTAAGCAGGGAAGTGAGGGATGCGGTTATCGCAATCACTCCTCGCGGCCCTTCCACAATGGACATAGTTCGCGATCAAACGATCCGCGATTTAGTTCGCACACAACCCACAATCAACATCCAAGTAAAGTAATGGCAACATTCGTTATTATCGTCGGAGCAGTCGGCCTTGTCGGGGCATACATCCTTGGGCTTTGGCTCTATGGGTTTCATGTGAGGCAGCAGCAGCTTGAAGAGCTTGCAGACCTCTTCCGTCAAGACCAAGAGAAGTTCAATCTTTTCTTTTACAACATCGCAATCAAAATGACCAAGCGAGAGATCGCGCAACAACAAAATAAAAATGTATAACGAGGATTGGGAGGAATATCAGAACCTTTTGGAAAGGAAAGTTGCTGGACTGGCAACTGATAAAGTCGCCCTTGAAATTCAAGTCACAGAATTGCTTGACACTCTCAAGAAAATCAATAGCCTCAACAGCCTTGGGAAAACCAAGGAAATTGCAGACACCATCAACAACATCATTTAATGAACACCTCACGAAAAGCATACCGCGAGATCAAGCACAACGGCACGATCAGTCGCCAGCACATTCAGATCATCAACGCCATGCAGAAGAAGCGCAGCATGAGCTTGCAGGAGATCAGCAAGGCTTCTGGCGTGAGCATAAACGCCACTTGTGGTCGGGTTAACGAACTCAAGGCACTAGATTCGATAGTCAAGGCAGAAAAGCGTCCCTGCCGTATTACAGGACGCACCATCCAATCCCTAAAGCTAAACTAAAATGAGTATTATTATCCCCGATTCGATTGACGAAAAGTCAGTTCGCGTTCCAATGCAGTTTCCACTTCGTCCAGATGGCGATAGCGTTTTGGACGCTGAAGGCAGGACTGTTTTTACTATGGAGGATTCCATTGCAATTAGTGAGTCAATCCAGTTCGCTAAACTGTTTGCTAAAGCACCAGAGATGTTTGAAGCACTCCGCGCCTGTTATGGAGCGTTGGCAGTCGTTGCCCTTAACACCGAAGGGTTCACTCATGGTGACGAGGATGAGCAGGATAAGGATAATTGCCTTCTTTGCTCTCTTGAGACCCTCCTTGGAGAGATCAAGTAATAGTGACTACATCCCATCACTTACAGCCAGACGAGGATGGGGGGCATAGTAAAGAGGATATGCACTTATCCTCCATCGTTTCCAGAGCCATTGATGGGTTTTGGGAGCGGCGGGGGATGACGGCAGCAGTTCCAAACAACCCTTATCGCAACAAACAACAAAACGAGGAAATCAAAAATGAGCGAAGCAAACGAGTTTAACGATTCTATCCTAGACGATCCAGAGTATCGGATTGATCGGCTTAACAAGCAGCTTGGATGGGCCGAGAATCAACGCTACGACCTTGAAACAACAATAAGCTCCCTCCGATCCATTCTTAAGTTGATCGTGCAGGAGCCGCCTTCTACGCAGCGTATGCAGGTATTGTTTGATCAAGCCAAGAGGATGCTGCCTCTGTAATGGAAACAACACTACATAAGAGAGGCGACTTATCGCAAGATGGCACAACTAGCCAACTTCAAATCGCAACCAACATGACCTTTGAGATCACTAACAAATGAAATACCTACTTTTGTTTTTAAGTGGAATGGGCGGGATGTTGGCGATGTTTCTACTAATATGTTACACGCCCGAAATCGTGGATATGCTGAACTTTTTTAGGCGCAAGAAGGAGGGATTTACTTGGGAAGAGAAATCAAAATGACCACACCTACCGATACTTGCCCCCATTGCGGAGATTAAACCGATTATTCACCGCAAATTTACAAAACCTCAACACATATCAATAAATGAATAGTAATTGTAAAATGACAAATAACTCAACCGACACACCACGACGGATGATGAGATGTGGACTACGGACTATCACCATGATCTATGCAATGTCGTGAACACGGAGTTTGCAAAACAACTTGAGCGAGAGCTTGCCGCAGCGCGCGAAGCATATCTTAGCTCAGTTGAGCGAGATGATTACCTTACGCAAGCACTCGCCGCATCCAAGGCCGAGGTCGAGAGGCTTCGGGAAACCATGCGATCTTTTATTGATTTCATGGACGATAACCTAGGAACAACCGCTGACTGGCCTATGGAAGCGGCCTTTGACGATGAAGAGACTTGTCAGAGGCATTGCGACCATCTCAATGCCATGAAGCGAATCGTGAAACCAGAGGACATTAACTGATGAGCTATCTCACAAACCAAATCCTACGAGNAGCAGCAACAATCCGTTGCAACTCAATCGAATCCAATAAGAACTCCGACAGCGCATTCAATAAGAATATGACCACCGACACCCCGCTCACCGATGCCTTGGTTTATCCAAATGGCACTTTAGCAACAAACATCTTGGAACACGCTAGGGATATGGAGCGCGAGAACAATAAATCCCGCCAACTGGCAGAGGAAATGTCTNAATCTAACCAACTCCTACTTAAGGAGGTTCATTACTACAGGCGGGATCTTTCTGAATCACAGGTTGACCTTAACTCGGCGGTTAAGCTTATGGTGCAATTTAATACATTAAGGATACAGGAAAACAAGTCCATCACAGAAGAGCAATGGGCTGAATACTGCCGCCTATACAGAAATTACCGAAAATGAGCAACATCTATCTCGGCGCGGGTAAGGGCGACACTCCGCGATCATGCAACTCTGACGCTTATCTCAAAAACTATAAAGCCATAAAATGGATTAAGAAGAAGGAAATTAAGGATGACAAAGACAAAAAATAAATGCCCGATGTGCTTAACCCCCTGTAAGCCACACTCTTGCAACTCCTGCAAGCAACGCGCAGCAGACGCTTATGATCGCATGAAGCCAATCGCCCCGACTAGAAGGGCCAATCGCCCCGACTAAAAGGGGGTACACCGAGCGTCAGGTTGTGTGGTTGTTCGATGCGGATGGAGCGTGGCGGCGCGATAGTGAGTGGCGCGGAAGCGCAACCGATGACGGCGAGCGAAGCGAGCGTTGACAATGCGACGAGCGAAGCGAGCCATGAGCGAAGCGAAGACGATTTCGGGCGGCTGTTTGGCGGCTGTGGAAAATTTTTTTTGCAAAAAACTAACATCGGCAAGCTAACAAAGAAAAACCCCGCTTGTTAGGCGGGGCTTTTTTGACTTAACTTAACGCCTTATATAGTCCGTTAAGTATGCTGCAGCAAGGGATGCAAGGAGGGCTAGGATTGCTTCTATAAGGCGTGTGCGTTCTCCTGCCATTAGTAGGTGCCTCCTTCCCAAGCTCCGATGCCTTGGGCGGCTTCGGCTTCGGCTGCCTCGACTGCTGCGATAGCTTCCGCGTCCGTCATTTGCTCCGATGCTTCGCGAGCGGACAACCAAGCGTCTCGGCTGCTAGTGTTAGCGGCTGCTCCGTACCCGCCATGCCAGTTACCCGCCCCGCCGTAACCGCCGTAACTGGTAGTACCAGCGGCGCGTTTCTTGCGATAAGTGGACTTATCCCAACCAGCACCGAGTGACTTGGACGCAAAGCCGAGCTGCTTGTCGCTGGCTCTGCCGTGATGCCAATCTGATAGGTCTGGCTCGCTACCTTTAGAGTCGAACTCAAACCACGACCACTCGGCAAGCGGATAAGCCGTAACATCTGCGCAGTTCCAAGCATCTGCGATGGCTTCTACGATCTCTTTCGTGGTTCCAAAGATCCAACGCTGTTTCTTGGTGATTCCTGCCCAGAGCTTTGCGGTATCGTCAACTGCGACTGTCAACTTGCCCTGCGGGTTAAACGCAAGGAAAGCGGCATAACCGCCGATGTGAGTTAACGCCTCTTTACGCTGTAGCGTAGGAGTGTGATCAGCCATAGCGATAAGCAAGTGCTGCGAATCGCAAGTGACCTTCTCATGCGCCTTGTCCTTCGGGCCATTCCAACTGACAACGCCGTTATGGGCGAGTGTCCAGCCGTTGCGGCGGAAGGGATGCACATTTTCNAAGCTCACGCCACAGGTCGCGGTGCGTCCGTGGACCATCATATGCTTGGTTGGGCTATACATACCTTCTTGCGATGTGCGGAATGTAGTTTGGAACCCAGCGGCTGCTTTTCCTGCGCGAGCATAGAAGTTAGGCAGACCGCTGATGTTGTCGAACTCCGAAGGCTGCACATACTTTGCGCGGAGTCCAGTTGCGCCGCTCTGGGCGTACCCGAAGCCATCCCGTTCGGATTTACTGATGATTTTGTGAGCGGCTTGTATTGCCGCATCTGCTGCCGCTTTGGTGAGCGGGTTTTCTTTACTGCTTGTCCATCCTGCTAGTTTACACATTGTCGTGGTTCCTTTGTTGTTGTTGGTTTACTGCTACAGAGTTGAGGTGACGCGGTTGCGGGTGCGATACCCGCGAACCGTAATTCTTGCATTTTCGAAGATTCGCATAAGGTCGGTGCAAGCCCGCTTCTCTACGCCTTCACCGCGGACGGCTCGTGCTTTTTTGCGTAGAACCTTTAGCGCATAGGATAGGCCTTCTGGCGCGTTAACTGCCGCCCAGCGGAAGAATGATTCCCAAGCGACAACGGCGGTCGTCTGGCTGATAGCGGCTGGGTCATCACCTGTGCGGCTGGCGTGGGTTTCTGACCATTTGGCGATTCCTTGCATGAGGTCGCGCCTTCCCAGCCATACTTCGGCCTTGTCGCTGGTGGGCCATAGGCGCATCTCGACTGTTCCGGTGGTGTGCCAAGTGTTTGCCGATACTGCGCAAGCTTTGATTCGTTTTGCGTTTGTGAATCGGTATGGCGTGTTGTTAACGGAAGCCCAGTTGTGGCGGCGCCGCGCTACTGGGACAAGCCAGCGAGTCCAAGAGAGGTGATACCGGAGTGCGTCAAACACCCGCTCCCCGATCTGCTCGTCCATGCGGCAATTAATGTGGATATGGCCTCCGTTGCGCTGGGGCCGTCCGATGGTGCGCACGAGACCGCAAGCGATTCTGGCAAGCTCTGGGCGGATAAGGAATTGCGTCTCTGCCTGACCCCCGCCATCGGTGGCAAAGTTAAGTGCCTCGGATTGCTTCCACCGGGCCGTTACGCGGTTTTGTGATGCAACTCCGCGACTGATGCGGATAATGCGCTCTGATTGCATATTGTCGGCTTCAAGCTCACCGGAGCAAGCATAGAGAGGCAGGGCCAGATGACGCGCCAGCTCTACCTTTTTGGGCATCATTTCGTTAATTACATGCCGTTCGTAATCTGCGATGAATCTTCCCAACTGGCGTTGCATTGGGCGAGACTGCGGATACACGGCTAGGTCTTGATAGTCGTTGTTGTCCAGTTGGTTCGTGAACAAGTCCCAGAGTTCTAATGCTTTGAACTTGGTGCGCACGATCCGTCCTTTGCGGCGAGCGTTAAGGAATCGAAGGAAAGCCCCGCGAGCGTGTTTCCGATAGAGTGCGGTTTCTTCTCGGCGTTTGTCTTGTTTTGCGCAGTAGCGTTT